GAAGGAAGAGAGAGAATGTTGCAACATCTAAAGCATCTGTTTCTAAAATTCGCAATTCATCAAGATCTCATGCTCACAAAATCCAGGCAGCAGTTGCTATGGAACAGAGAGCAAGAGAAATGGGTAAGACTTCAGAAGCAGCGGTCTATAGAAAATTCATCAACTCTATGAAAAAGAAGACCAAAAAAATGAACGAAGGTTATGATGCCAACAATTTTAATAAATTGAAGGACAAAATTGGTTCTGCTAAAAAGCATCGCAAACCTGCAGTGGAAGAGTCGGGAATGAACGAAGAGAAAAAGAACGGTCGCTGTCCAGTTGGGCAATATTATTGCTACACTGATAAAAAGTGTAAACAAATCCCTAAAGGATTTAAGGCAGTAGGTCGTGCTGGGTATCTTCGTAAAGAAAATGGACATTCTGTTGATGATAACAAAAATGGTAGTAGTAATGGTAATGGTAATGGTAATGGTGGGAATGGGAATGGCAATGGTGGATCTTCTAACGGGAACGGAGGAGGAGTAAGTGAATCGAAAAGTGGTGATAGTTCTCTGCGCGACTGGTTTGGCAAGAGTCGCTCTTCTGATGGGAAGCCTGGTTGGGTTCAACTCGGTGGTAAATATGCAGGAAAACCCTGTGCAAAACAACCAGGACAAACCACAAAACCAAAATGTGGTTCCAGTAAAATGAAACGAAATCTTTCCAAAGATGAGGAACAAGCAGCATTCCGTAGAAAGAATGCAAAAGATCCAAATCCTAATAGAAAAGGAAAAGCAATCAACGTTAAAACCGAGGAAACTCAAATGAGATCAGTCACTGAAGTTGCAGATTTTACAACCTTGCCACTGAATATTGAGATTCCAGATAATATCAGAGATTTTAATTTAGGTCTCATGTTCCGCGAAAGTTTGGATACGAATAGTGGTATGCTCTTCATTTTTGAAGATGTCGCTCAGCAGTCATTCCACATGACTGAAACAAAAATTCCTCTAGATATTGCTTTCATCAAAGAGGATGGAATAATAGAAAGCATCAAACAATTAGAACCATACGACAAAAATCCAGTCGCTTCAGATGGAGAAGTTATCTGTGCATTGGAAGTAAATCGTGGATGGTTCACAGAAAATAATGTTGAAGTAGGTGACCAAATTGACATTGAGGAAGGCAAGAAGGATGCTTGCTACCATAAAGTCAAGTCACGCTATTCAGTTTGGCCAAGTGCATATGCGTCAGGAGCACTAGTCAAGTGTCGTAAAGTTGGCGCTGCCAACTGGGGAAATAAAACTAAGAAGGAAGAATTTGAAATTGATGAAATGCATGATACTCCTAAGAATGTAAAGGGTATCGCTAAAGAATTAGATAAAGCAGTTGAGATGCATAAAAGTCAAGCAAAGAGACTCAGAAAAGCAGGTATTTCTGAAGACAATCTTGATGAAAAGTGCTGGAAAGGTTATGAGAAAAAAGGCATGAAAACTATGTTTGGAAAGAGATATCCAAACTGTGTCAAAAAAGAAGATGTTGAAATTACCGATGCATATGGAGATACATATGCCGTAATTCAAGATGTCGTAAAACCAGAACCACTCAAACCAACTCCCAAATCTTCTGATTATGATACTTATGATATGTCACACATTATTAATAAACCAGTATCAGAAGCAGTAAGATTGCCTGCTAGAACTGGAAACATTATTGATACTTATTTCAATTACAGAGGTAAGTATTACATGTTAAAAATGTTCTTCCCCCAAACCTCTATGCCTAAAAAGTCTGATGTTCAAGATCAGATTTCCAAGGTATATCCTGGCGCGAAACTATTAACTTTTAAAGTTTCAAGCTATGAACCAGGGCAACCACTCCTTCACACAGAAGGGGCAGCATGGACAAAAAAAGCAGGTAAAAACAAAGAAGGTGGACTCAACGAAAAAGGACGAAAGTCTTATGAAGCGCAAAATCCAGGATCTGACCTTAAGGCACCAAGCAAGAAGGTTGGAAATCCCAGGAGGGCATCCTTCTGCGCTAGAATGAAAGGGATGAAAAAGAAACTGACTTCATCTAAAACTGCAAACGATCCAGATAGCAGAATCAATAAGTCTCTTAGAAAGTGGAATTGCTGAGTAATTTATGTCTGATAATGTATACCTTGGCAATCCCAATTTAAAGAAGGCAAATACAGCGATTGAATTTACTCAAGATCAAATTCTTGAGTTTATGAAATGTAAGGAAGATCCTGTTTACTTTGCCAATAACTATGTTAAGATTATTTCTCTTGACGAGGGTCTGACTCAATTTCACCCATATCATTTCCAAGAGACATTAATTAATAATTTTCATAATAACAGATTTAATATCTGTAAGATGCCACGACAGACTGGTAAATCAACGACTGTTGTATCGTATCTTTTGCACTATGCCGTATTCAACGATAGTGTTAATATTGGTATCTTGGCAAACAAGGCAGCAACCGCAAGGGAACTTCTAGGAAGGTTACAGACTGCATATGAGAACTTACCTAAATGGATGCAGCAAGGTATTATAGCATGGAACAAAGGATCACTGGAGTTAGAAAATGGCAGTAAGATATTGGCAGCTTCTACGTCTGCAAGTGCTGTCCGAGGCATGTCGTTTAACATTCTCTTCCTCGACGAATTCGCCTTCGTTCCAAACCATGTTGCGGACTCCTTCTTTGCATCTGTTTATCCTACTATTACTTCTGGCCAAAACACCAAGGTAATTATTGTATCAACACCTCACGGTATGAATCACTTCTACCGTTTGTGGCATGATGCAGAAAAAGGAAAGAATGATTACATTCCTACGGATGTTCACTGGTCAGAAGTTCCAGGAAGAGATGAAAAGTGGAAAAAGACCACTATCAAAAATACTTCAGAAGCACAATTCAAGGTTGAGTTTGAGTGTGAGTTTTTAGGATCAGTTGATACACTGATTGCACCAAGTAAACTGAGAACATTGGTATATGATAATCCCGAAACAAGAAATGCTGGTCTTGATGTCTACGAACCACCAAAAGAAAATCACGACTATGTGATGACTGTTGACGTTGCTAGAGGAGTTGGTGAAGACTACTCAGCATTTGTTTGCGTAGACATCACGGAGTTCCCTCATAAAGTAGTTGCAAAATATAGAAATAATGATATCAAACCTATGCTGTTTCCAAATATCATTTATGAAATAGCAAGAAGTTATAACAGTGCATATATTTTATGTGAGGTAAATGATATTGGAGATCAAGTTGCAAGTATTCTTCAATATGATTTGGAATATCAAAATCTGTTGATGTGTTCTATGAGAGGTAGAGCAGGACAAATTGTTGGCCAAGGATTCTCAGGTAAAAAAACACAACTTGGTGTCAAGATGAGTAAAACTGTCAAAAAAGTTGGATCTCTAAATCTTAAGACGCTTATTGAAGAAGATAAATTAATTTTCAGTGACTATGAAATTATTTCAGAACTGACTACCTTTATCTCAAAGCATAATTCCTTTGAGGCAGAAGAGGGTTGTAATGATGACCTTGCCATGTGTCTAGTCATTTATGCATGGTTAGTCCAGATGGACTACTTCAAAGAACTCACAGATCAAGATGTTAGAAAGAGATTATATGAAGAACAAAAAAATCAAATTGAACAAGATATGGCTCCTTTTGGATTTTTGAATGATGGATTGGATGATACTAGTTTTGTAGATGCTGAGGGTGATAGATGGAATACTGATGAATATGGCGATAGATCTTATATGTGGGAATATCTGTAATGGATCTAGATGGACAAATTAAACTTGGACATCTTTTACTCCAAGACAGAAAATGTAGAGTTTGTGGTGAGACAAAAAATTTAATAGAATGGTTCTATAGAACCAGAAAAGATAGAGGACCTGTTGCATCATCATATTCATATGAGTGTAAAGACTGTACTATAAGAAGAATGATAAAAAATAAGAAGTCAAATAATACATGGGAATACCCAGACTGGTAGTTCACGTCACGTTTCCCCTCTGAAAAGTGACTTTTTAATAAATATTTTTAAACATGAGATCACGGAGAAACAAAACATGGCGACTCCTCAATTATCTCCTGGCGTATTAGTCAGGGAGGTTG